AAGACAAGGACGAAAAGGGTAAAATTGTCGAACTTGTTCTACCGCCTGCGGATGTTGTCAAACGAATGGCAGAAATGCCTGAACACCTAAATCTTTTTGGTGCCGATGGAACAGGCGGTCAGGGTAAGTTTCGCAGAAACGCTCAAGGTGCTCTTGATGTTCGCGAAACTGCAAAAGACCCTGCTGCCTATCGGAAAGCACGGAAAGAGGGTGCAATCCCAATCGGAACTTAAGTAGGAGGAATTACTTATTATGAAATCTTTTAACGGAAAAATCTGGACACCCGTCTTTGACGGAAATGACATTGATGCACTTATTCCCGAAGTATGGGCGCAAGAAGCATTGATGGTTCTTGAAGCCAATGCAGTTGCAGCCGGTTTGGTGTATCGCGACTTTGAGGATGAAATCGCACAGTTCGGTGATGTTGTTAATGCACATCGCCCGCGCAAATTCTCAACCTATCGTAAGGGCTATGATGATGATGTTGTCACCCAGGCAGCAGTTGCCGACAACATTCCCGTGCCCTTGAACCAGCACTTGTACACCTCATTCATCATCAAAGATGGTGAGGAGTCCAAGTCTTTCAAGTCCCTGCGGGATATGTATTTGGTGCCCGCACTTGAAGCCATCAATCAGGCCATGGACGTGATGGTACTGGGCCAGGTCTACAACTTCCTCGGCAACTCCGTCGGCAAATTGGGCACCGCCCTTGACGAAGATATCGTGGTGGACGTGGAAACCAAGTTCAACACTCTGCACGTACCGCCCGGAGCTCGTTGGGGACTCCTGACCCCGCAGGCAAAAGGTCAGATGTCCAAAATCGACAAATTCACTGATGCCCAACGGATTGGTGATGATGGTTCCATGATTCGGACAGGCGCCCTGGGTTTTCTGTATGGAACAAACTGGGTTATGGCTCAGAATGCTCCATCAATCAGCGCTGATCGTGAAGTTGCGACCACCGCCCTGACCGCTGCCGCAGCTGCAGGCGCAACCTCATTGGTTGTGACCGCCTTTACCACCGGCCATGACGCCCATCTGGGTGGATGGTTGACCGTTGCCGGCGATATGACACCGCAAAAGATCGTGTCCGCCACCGATGGAACAGAGACCATTGTTATTACCCCGGGCCTGAAATACGCCTGTCTTGATACCGCTGTGGTCACCATCTATGTGCCGGGCGCAGTTAATCTTCCTGCTAACTATGTTGCAGGATGGCCCAAACCTGTGGTGATTGAGACCGTCACTGTGGCACCGGAAAATGGTCAGCTCCTGAGTTTCGACGACCCTGCAGCCGTTGCCGCATTCACTTCGGAAAGCGCTTATGCCGTTATGCCTGGCGCGTCCATAACCTCTGTCCTGCCCGAAGTACCTCTGAGGGCAGCCACGCCTGATGAACATGCAGTTGGTCTCGGGCCTTCGGGTAATTACAGCTTCTGCTTTCATCCCGAAGCAATTGCCCTTGTAACCCGTCCTCTGGCCGCTCCGGCAGCCGGAACCGGCGCTCTGGCTTACGTGGCCAGCTACAATGGCCTGTCTATTCGCGTCGTGATCACTTATGATGGTGTAAAACAGGGTCATTTGGTCACCGTCGATATGCTGTGTGGTATCAAGGTTCTGAACACCGACCTGGGTATCGCCCTGCTGTCATAACTGATTTTTCAAATCAGGAGTGGAATTGATGAATAATTTAAGGCAAATAAGCGTTATTCTTTATCGGTTAAAACGTAATTATGGTACGTCGATACTTCTGCGGAAGATCGTCTACGATAACACCGATTTAAGAACTGGCAAAGTATATCGGGAGTATTATGAAGTCCCGATCAAACGCGGCATTGCTTTGCCAGAGAAGTTAGCATCTTCTTTCGCTTATGATCTTGCCTTTGTCGCTGCAAACAAAAATTTCACTTATGGCGGTCTGTTTGGTTCTTCAACACGGCTTGTAATTCTGGATGGAAAGGATGTTCCCTCTGATTTCGAAATCGCTGAGGATGATGAAGTTATCTTCGATGATAAGATTCACGCTGTGAAGTTGATCAATGATACAGCGACAAAAAAGGGATATATTCTGACTGTAACAACGATTTCAAGTGTAGGAAAAGTCAATGAATGAAAACTGGCCAAGATGGATATTTGCATCGGTTACTACCCATTTCGACGATAACCTTGGAACTTATGAAATTTTCTATGAGGGACAAAAGAGAAATGCGGAAAATTACAAGACTGATCTCTTTGAGGTTAGGATGGATGGCCCGTATTTCTTGCAACTGAGTCCAAACCTATATGATGCAAAAATTGAAGTTAATTTGCTCGTACAGGCTGCGATGGATGATGTTGACTTTCACAAGATTCATAAGATGGTTGGGGTAGCTGCGAAAGGATTTGCCAAATCAATTCCTGTATTACAATATGGGGATGGTGAAGCACAGGTTGGTTGCCTTGATCTTATGCAAGATCGTAGAAACAGGGAGTATCTGGTAATCAGCCATTTTGGCCAAATTGATCCTGACAAACAGTTGTTGCAAGCCACTGTTGAGGGACACTACCAAATTCAATTAACTGGTTAAAGGAGACAAAAATGCACAACTTTGCAAAAATCTGGACACCTGTCTTCGCGACCATTGACCTCAAATATGCAACCATCAAGGTTAAGGATGGGTCTACCGGCTCATTAGTATCTGTTGCCGGTGGTGGATCGGACTGGACGGAATCTGGTTCTCAAGCAGGCGCTTTTCATTATGGTGGCGCTTCGATTCCGACCAAACCCGTGTATGTTGAGCTTGGTGGCGTTGATATCACGCTTAACGAGGGAACCCTGGGTGCGCTTGTTGAGAACGAGTGGGCATGGGGTGATGATGATACCCTCGGAGCAAGTACCATGTATATCAATCTGCCAGGCGATGGCGACCCCGATAACTTGATCGCAGCATACCTCAAGGTTTCGCTTGCGGCCACGTTAAAGGAAATTGAGGTCAAGATCGGTGAAGGCAATTTAACCTACTCTGAGAACCGGAACATTGAGTATATTCTCGACAGAGGAAATCTCGATGATGTTCGTGAAGGTGATCAGGTTCCACTTGATGTGTCTTTCGACTTCCAATGGGAATATATTGTTGGTTCATCCGGCAGCGCAATCCCGACGGTGGAAGAAGCACTTAAAGGAACCGGAGAAGCTGCTGCATGGGTCTCAACGGATTCGGATGCTTGTCGTCCCTTTGCTGTTGATTTAGAAATCACCTATGCTCCAGTCCCTTCGACCTGCGGGGATCAGGAAGTCATTACGTTCAGTGACTTTCGCTATGAAACCCTCGATCACGATCTGCGTGAGGGGACAATCTCATGCGCCGGAAAGTGTAATGTGACAGCGGCCACGGCTGTACGTACAGCACAATAATAGCCGTGATTTTGGAAATCATCTTAAACGGGGCGGACTTGTTCCGCCCCATTCACCCTACCCGTTGGGGTATAAACGGGGTTGGAGGAATCATGAAGTATAAAGGGAAGAAACTCGAAGGGCCGTCAGAAGCCATCATTGTCTTGCCAAGACAGAATAGCGATGATCTTGTTTTTAAATTCCAAGCTGTATTAGAAGTGGACGATTTTGATAAAATATGTCCAATTCCACTACCACCGGAAGTATTAAAGCCGGGCGGGCAAAGAAGTTATAATGTGGAGTCACCTAAGTATAAAGAGGAACTCGACCAGTGGGCAATGAATAAGACCCATTACATGTATCTGAAATCCATTGAAGCAACAGAAGACCTGGAATGGGAAACTGTGGATATGGAGAAACCAGAAACATGGGAAAATTACAATAAGGAACTGATGGATGCCGGTTTAACTGAAGCTGAAAGATTACAGCTTCTCCAAACTTATTCTCAGGTGCAGGGTCTCGATCAAGGTAAGATTGATGCTGCAACTAAAAGTTTTTTAGCCACTCCCCAGGTGGAAGCAGAAAATTCATAATACCAAAATATCGAACTGAAAAGTATGCAGTCTGGAGAGCATGCGAACGGTGGAGGATATTACCTCCTGGGGTTGTTAGAGAATGGGATGAAATGCATCCATGGTTTCAAGCACACGTTATTGCTTATGATCAGATTCGACAAATCGAGGATGATGAAAAGCAAGGAATGTGGATAAAGGCAATATATGGCGGCAAAGGTGCAGTACGGAAAGCTTGATCTTCAAGGAATCAAAGCTGCTCACGGCAAATTTAATAAGACTCTTCATAAGCAAATGATTCTGCTTATAAAAGGAGCCATTAGAGAATTTGCCAAAGTTGCCGCTGAGGAAATTGGAGTGGACACTGGTATGTCTGGTGCTTCACTCCAACCCCTCGCCAAAGCCGCAGGTGGAGGGATTTTAGGAATCATTCGTGGAAGACAAAAAAGAGGAGAACGACAAGGGTATACAAGTTTGACAGGTCGGTACTATCGTCAACGAAAAAGAAATATTGAAGAGGGCCTTGCAGTAGGTGAGAATGCTTTTTCTATAAATTTTGGAACAGTTAAGCGACCGAGAATGTTTTTTCGGTTCGATATAAAAGTATACCAATGGGCAAGATGGGAATCCCAATGGCAAGCAATTGAAAAAGCCTTGGCTGCAATGGTACGCTATATTAATCAAAATTTTCAAGATAGATTCCCTCATGCTGAAATGCGTGATGCATTATCACCTAAATATAAAAAGGGCTAAGCATGGCTGATAATACAAATGTAAAAGGAACAGCTGATTTTACTCAGATTCTTAAGGAAATGTCTAAAGTTCTTAAGGGTTGGGGTGCTATTGTTGAAGCACAGATAAAAGCTGATAAAGGCAGTCAGAAGATTGAGAAGAGTATTGATAAGCAAACTGCTGCCCTAACTAAGCTGGCGACTGAGCAACAGAAACTTAACAAATCTTATAAGGATTTGGTAAATCAGCAAAAAGCTGCTGCAAGAGCAACGGCAAGAACAACTGCCGAAATGAAGAAACAAGCTGCTGCTCAAGCCAGACAAATTAAGCTTACTTCTGACTTTGTTCAAAAAGGCCAAACTCAAGCAGCCTTCACACAAAAGCGTGCTACCTTTGGAGAAGTCTTTGATTATAAGACTCAGGTCTCAAGATTAAAAGAATTACAGAAAGCTCATTCTGTATCACATGCTCAAATCAAAAAGATGTGGGGTGAGTTAGCCCGTGGCGAAATTGTCGCATACACAGGTGCACAACGTCGTGTTCGTGATCAAATAATTAAAGTAATGCAGGCCCAAAAAGGATTGGGCGCGACTGCTAAAGAAGTTTCAGCAGCATTAAAGGCTCAAGCAAATGCTGCAGTTGCTGCTTATGGTAAAATGAAAGCAGGAGCCACAGGGGCAGCTACTTCAGCAAGAGCAGCAAAAAGTGAAGTCCAAGCCTTAACAATTTCATGGAAAAGTTTTGCCAGACTCCTTGCTGTTCAACTTTTTCATCAAGCTGTTTCACTCTTTGTTCGGGCAATTCGTGATGGAATACAAGCGACTGTTGAACTTGAGAAACGTATCTCAGAAGTACAAACAATTTCACAGAATCAACCACTGGTATTTGAGGAATGGCGTAAGGGACTTATTGCTGTATCAGATGCCTGGGGTTTGCCTATTCTTGATACTGTTGAAGGTGCTTATCAAGCTATATCGAATCAGATTGCTGAAGGTGCAGAAGCCATAGTTTTTATGACAGATGCATCTCGTTTTGCTGTTACAACTGTTGCCAGTACTGCTGATTCGGTAAATCTGCTTACTGCTGCATTAAATGCTTTCAATAAAGATATATCGGAAACAGAAGCTGTCGCTGCATCTTTCTTTAAGACAATTGAACTTGGTCGTGTGCGCGCAGGTGAGATGGCATCAACCTTTGGTCGTATTGCTGTCCCCGCAAATCAGCTTGGAATTCGGATGAATGAACTTCAAGCTGCAATTTCATCTTCGACGATTCAAGGCTTAAAATATAATGAAGCCGCAACACTTATTCGAAATGTGTTGTTGAAATTAATCCGACCGACAGACGCCATGAAGAATTTGTTTCGTGAATGGGGTGTTGAGTCGGGTGAAGCAGCTATTCAAACTTTTGGTTTTGCCGGTGTACTCGCCAAGATTGAAGAAGCATCACAAGGATCGTCTACAGAACTTGGTAACTTATTCGGTAGGATTCGGGCAATCACAGGTGCTATGTTGTTTAGCGGTAGAGGACTTCAACGCTACCAAGAGAACCTTCTTGAAATTACAGATGCTGCTGAGTCTTATAATAAAGCAACAGAACTTGTTATTGAAAATGTTGGTAAACGGTTTGAGATTGAACTCAATAAAATTACTAACTTTTTTACAGTTACTGGTGATAGAATACTGAGATTCACTGAAACTGCTATCGGTGGATTTGATAACATCACTTTTGCTGTTAAGACTTTAGCAACAACTTTGACACTTCTTTTAGTTCCTGGAATACTTGCTGCAACAGCAGCTTTAACTAAATTTATTTTAAAAGCACAGATTCTTCAACGATTATTTGCTGGCCTTGGTGGGCCTATTGCTCTTGTTATTGCAGGTGCAACAGCTCTTGCATATTGGGCACAATTACAGGTTGCTGCAGCTGAGGAAATTGATGAATTAACACAAAAGAATCAAGCTGGATGGAGCAAGCAGCGAATTGATTTTATTAATAAAGAACGTGATGCTCAAATTGAAGCAATTAAAGATGCTAATAGAGTTAGATTTCAAGAATTAGCAGCAAGAGCATCCGCCACAAAAACACAGCTTGAAAAAGAAAAAGAAGCTTTTGGGAGCTATGCTGATTATATAAAAAGAGTTAGTGATGGTGTTACAAAATCAATCACTGATCGAATTAAAGTAATCCAAAATAATATTAAAGCATTAGAAGCACTTATTGATACTTCTGAAGCTTCTCGGGCAACTCGTGGAAAGATTGATTCTGCTATTGTAGAGCGAAGATTAGCAGGAAAAGATACTGGTCAAGACCCTGGAGATGTTCGTCGATTTGAGTTTCAACGAGCAAATTTGATTAAGGCACAGGAACTTGCTCGTATTGCCGCAATTCGTGGTCAAAAAGAAGAGTATGATTACTACTCTGGCTTAGCCGAACAGTTTGCTGAGTCAGCTTTGCAGTATGCTGATCAAGCTGGTATCACTCAAGAAAGAATCGGAAGTGGAGAAGTTTTTCTTACTAAAGTTTTTGAAGAACAACTTCGTCAACGCAGGCAACTTGCTGAATATGCTCGGCAAGAAAAAATACAAGAAGAACAAAAATTAGAAAATGCCAATAAGTTAAAAAACAGTGCAGCTGATTTGATAAATCAAATTGCTGAATCGCAAAGAAAAATTAAAGATGCTGATTCATATGGTGGTCTGTTATTTGCAAAAGAAGATCAAGTTGCACAGGTTAATAAACTCGTTCAGCTTTCAAAAACTTTAGGAGCAGAGGGGCTGACAACAGAAGCCTTACAACTTGCTCAAGCTAATTTGCGTTTGGCAACTGAGGAACGAATTGTCAGATTGAAAGCTGATCAAGAAATAAAATCTGTTCAAATTCTTCAAGCTGCACAAATTAAAGTTATTAATAATGAACGTGAATATTTAAAATTGATTCAAGAAGCTATCGAACTTCAAAAGGAACTTGGAAGAGAGATCGAGAGTAATGGGCAAAAAGCTCTAATAATGCAGAATGCTTTGGTAGCCGGGGCAGGTAATGCTCTTGCCCCAAATAGAGCATCAGGTGGGCATGGGATTGATACACAGTATGCCCGCATCTCTCCTTCTGAAACAGTGATGAATCCAGCTGCATCTCGACGCTTTTATAGTACACTGACAGCAATGAACGCAGGTATCCAGAGGTTTGCGAATGGTGGTGCACCTGTAAGCTATAGTGTTGGGGACATTCATTTGCATCCACAACAAGCGTCTAATGTTAATGTGGGTCTTATTGGAAAAGGTCTGCGTCGTGAAATCCGCAGAGGAAGGCTTCGGTTAAATTGAGTTTTAATATTTCATACAGCACTTATAGTGTTGATTTGCCAAATCCTCAACTTGAGGACATCAGAAGATTTTCTTCGCAGAGCATCAAAAGAAGAACTCCTGGTGGAGTCGTCAAGGTATTTAAGGATGATGATTGGCCAGTCGTAGAAACATTCATATACGACTTTGTCCGATTAACTCAAACGCAACGTGATGATCTCCTCGAACTTCTGGAAGCTGGGGCCGGTCTGGAAGTCTCAACCAACGATCATTATGGTGCGTCTCGGACAGGTTACATTGTTACCCCTGTTGCTGAAATTGTAACTGTGCGTGATGATTGTTTCTACGACATTCATTTTGAATTTATGTCAAATATTATTGTCAATATTGTAGGAGATTGCCCACAAGATGCTGTACCGGATACACCAGTTCCTGGGGATTCTGATTATCACCAGACGCTTGATAATGACGACTTCTACCGCATTTATGCTGAGGATAATGATCCTATGGAAGCAGAGGATGGTAGTCCACTTTATATTGAGGGTTTTTAATGGTAACTTTTACATATCCATACGTCACGCCGACCCTGACAGTCGCTATACCGAATCCAAATCTCGGGGATGCACAGCAGGACGAGCATCAGGCGAACTTTGGGATTGCAATGAGCGCACGTGTGTACAGCTACATAAGCACCCCCAAACGACGTCGGTTATTGTTAACTTTGACAAAGTTAAGTCCGACTAAAATGAATGATTTGAAAAATCTAATTTATAGTTCAGTTAATGGGGAAATCGGATATCTTGATCATGAGAGCCGTCAATGGCGCGGCTATATTATGAATGACCCATTTGAGGGTAGAAGTACTAAGAATCATGAAGCTATAACAATTGAATTTGAGGGAACAATAGTATGAAACATTCAAATTTCTCAATAGTAACTCCGGTACTCGGGACAGATTATGTCATTATTTTAAGAACTTCTCTTGGAACCGGCGGCAATGTTCGGGCACTTGTCTCGGACTTGCTCGATGATCTTGTTGCGCTGATCGGCACAGATGATATTGCATGGGCAGCCGTCAATAAGACAGGGTCGGATTTGGCAGATCTGGCCACAAAAAGTCATACTGACCTCAGTGATATTGGTACGAATACCCATGCTCAACTTGATAGTTTTATAGCTGCCCATGATCCTGCAAAGTTCATAACGATTAGTCCTTTTGGTTCGGATATTGACATTCGAATCCAGGATGGGCAAATCGCATTCACTGCTCCAGATAAAATGGCAGGGTTAAATTTAACAGATGTGCTTGTTAGTGTCCATACTCCTGGAACAGGTTCAAGTACAACTAATATACAAGTTCGTAGGCGTAGAGCAGGAACAGATGAATATATGCTTTCAACGCCAGTCACCCTTGATGTTGACGATTATTTTGAGGATGATGGTGTTGTAGATACTTCATATGATGATGTAGCCAAAGGTGACCAAATTTATGTAGATGTTTTGGCTGTGCCGACAAGCGTTCCAAAAGGACTCTCGGCTGTACTAACTTTCGAATAAAAGGAGAAGAAAATGTCATTAAAACTTAGCACAGGCTTGCGAGATGCCCTTTTGGAGAACGCGGCCTTAACCCATGCTATTGCACTTGGAACAGATTTGACTTTCGTTGATGGTGGCGGTAGTGATGATACTATCACCAGAACAACTGGTTCCTTTATTACTGATGGTTTTGAAGTTGGTGATTGGATTCAGGTTTTCAATGCTACGACAGGCGCCAATGATTTTTCTGTAAAGCTGACTGGCGTCGCGGCTTTAACTCTAACTTTTGCCACTGATACCGTTGACACTGGTGAAGCTGGTGCTGCAACAACTGTTGTCGCTGCTGCTAAAGGTGGTTCATTTCAAGACCTGATGAAACATGGTGTGATCGATATTTTCTCAGGCGTGCAACCGAATACTGCAGACCTCACCGAAGCAGGTTTTACGAAACTCGTTACTATCACCCTTGATGGTAATGCTCATAATACGTCTACAGGTGAGAATGGTCTGGAGTTTGAAGATTCCGCTGTCTCAGGAACACTTAGTAAAAAGACTGGTGACGAGTGGAAAGGTGATCCTGATGCTCCAGGAACTGCAGCGTGGTTCAGATTTTACGATCAGACTCACACAACTGGTGCGTCGTCAACTGCTGTTCGTCTTGACGGTGCTGTGAATCTTTCCGGGGCAGAGTTGAATGTTGCATCAACTGACGTTGCTTTGGGAACGGATTTTATCATTAACCAATTTGACGTGATCATGCCGACAGCATAATGAAATTCAATTACCCAGCATCACTAAATATGTGGTTACAGAATTTTCCTGACGCAGTTAGTATGCTTTGCGATCATGAATTCAATAACCTACCTGGCCCTTGGAATGAGGGTTCACGCATAAATTTTTCTGCGACCCCTCTTTCCAAGCAGGATCAGGGAACATACGAAAATGGAAAACAGTTGCCGACTAAGCAGGCTATTTATACAAATACTGGCGACGAAGATAATTGGGATATTCAACTGAGAATGTATGGTTGGGGTTCATTTTATGCTGAACTTGGGGTTGATTATTACAAACTACGGATCGAAAAGTATTTTGTAATTGCTTCAACCTATTGGGAAAATGAACTTACTTTCCAATTTACTCAGGTTATAACAACACAGATTCCAACATCAGTTGAAATTCCAGATGTGTATGTTCCTGAGGAACCACCAATATATGTTCCTCCACCACCGGATGATCCACCACCGACACCTGATCCTCCACCAAGATCAGACATTGATCCTCGCAAATTTGATGATCATGGTAGATTTTGGAAATCATTTGTCTTTGCTAATTATCAGAGCCTTGAGATTCCGAGTGTTCCAATTACCGGGATGAGTGTCGTTTGGTCAAAGCTAAGTGACAATGATTGGTTTCGTGTCACTTTTGCAGATGGTATTAGTTATGATGGTTTTGCAGCTGCCTGGAATTCATATGGTCTTTGGGCTGTGCCTTATGGTGGTTTCCAATTAATTTTAATGCGTAATTGGGTTGGCTCTGGTGCCCTTAGTTTCTTTTTGAAAGATGAAGCTGATGGAAACACATACATTTATTATATGTTTCTTTATAATCAAATTTGGTATCGCCATTGGGCTGGAGCTGAGGAAGTTGACCTCATGAGATTAATTAGAAAAATTGGGCCACCAACAGTCCAGATTTGAGGAATCAGAATGAGTGTTTTTATTATTGATAATGATGGTCAAGTTTTTCACAGTCCTGAAGAATTGGATGCATTCAGTTATTATCGAGACTACCATCTTGTTCGTATTTTCAAAGAATTTTTTGACTTAAATCCAAGAGCGAACACTGGTGGGTTTGAAGATTATTCTGGTTCAGACCTTTGGGAAATAGAGGATGTTGATGAAGGTGAGTATCACTGGGAAGGTAAAACTCTTGTTATTCATGATAAATCTGGTGATCCTGATTTTATACCAACTGAGAAACTTTTTCCTGATGGTGAAACAGAGATGTGGACTCGATATCTTAAGCCATCACATATTCGATTTGAGATTAGAGATGCTGCCGGAAATTTGAAACAACGTAAATTCGATCTTGCGGCTATGGGCGATGGTGAATTTATGGAAAACGTCTATGTAGGTGACGCCCCAAATGGCGAAGGTATCTTCATCTGGTGGGATGTGACTATTCCATTAGACCCTTCTTTGAGTAACTGGATTAAGATTCTAAGTTTCAGTAGTACGAATGGGGCTAATGGTGATAGATTTGAAAAAATAGAACTTAAATTTTCTATTCCTCCTCAAGTTGATAAGACATTTAATTTTTATACAACAGGTACAGCTGGAGTCATTTGGATTCGGTCGAATGTAAATCCTAATGGTGTGATATTAGCTCACGCTCCGTGGTCAAGTGGTCATGGTGAAATTTCACACTCACTTTGGAATGGATCGTCTTGGGATACATACGGCCATCAAGACTCTTATGGACAACCATACAATTTTCTAATTGGCCATGATGGATTTGGTGTGGTTCATTATCTTCTTCCATGGACTTACCCTATACCACCATACCCAACAGGCTATGAGTATGATGTATGGCATTATACCTGGACTCTTGCTGGAGGGTATAATGCTGGCACAAGAATATTTTCCTCTCCGTTTAAAGAAAGATTATCTTTTACTCTTGATAATGATGGTCATAGTGTTATTTATGATATTAATGGGTATATTCATTTTTATTTTCTTACAAGTGATGCAATTACTTCTGTAAATAAATTAAGACATTATTACCAAGATGGAAGTGGTTGGCATCTTGGAGAAATTGGTTCAGATATTTTTACTGGTTGGACAAATTATGGAAGGTATTTGATAGTCTATTTTGATAATTATGGACGAACTCATATCTTCACGACTGGCCGAAATATTGCAGCTAATAGATATGGGATGATGTACATTACTAATCGCGATGGTGGTTGGAATACATCATTAATTGATCCTTTTCTTGAAGAAGGTTCAACAGCCGGAATATTATATCTTAGAGCTTGGATAACTGCAGCTGGCCAGCAATATATTATATGTTGGGATCAGCATTCAATAGTTGGTGGGTTAAAAGTTTGTACCAAATTTTGGGATGAAA